ATGCCTAAACTTTCACGCCAGCTCACCATCACGCAATTTAAAAATCTAAAAGCCAAAGAGAAGCCATATTTTGTCAGCGACGGCGATAACCTACTAATTAAAATAATGCCAAATGGCACAAAGTTTTTTATGTACGAGTTTAGAGAAAACGGTAAGAGGCACCGCCTAACTCTTGGTAAATATGATGAAATGAGCCTAAGTGATGCAAGAGATAAAAGAAGTGAGCTACGATCAAAGCTAAGTCAAGGCGAAAGCCTAGTACAAACAGCAGAAAAAACAAAATTTAGGGCAGTATTTGAAGCGTGGTATAGGACAAAAAGTAAGTTGAGTGAGAAACAGCAATTTTGGGTAAAAAGGCGGTTTGAAACGTTATTTTTGCCTAAATTTGGTGAGATAAACATAAAAGATATTAGCAGGAAAGATATTATAAACGCACTTGCACCACTTCTTGGCGATGACAAGCAAGAAACAATACGAAAAACACTAGGTACACTAAATAGCTTTTATAAATTTGCTCTTTTGCACGAATATGTAGAGCATAACATTATCTCGGATATTGATAAAAGTGCGTTAATAGGCAAGCAAGAAGTTAAACATTTCGCATATTTAAAAAATGATGATGAAATAAGAGCCGTATTAATGACTATAAAAGAATATTTTGGGGATTTAAGAGTAAAAGTGTGTGCAATATTTCAACTATATACCGCAGTAAGGGGGCAAAATGCCAGAAATGCCAAATGGTCGCAGATAGATTTTGAAAATTGTGTTTGGCATATCCCAGCAAGTGAGATGAAAACGGCAAAGCCTCACGATGTATTTTTATCTCAAAGTGTGATCACCTTGTTAAAAACATATCGTGAGCGCCTGCCATTAAAAAGTGAGTTAATTTTTCCGTCCGTAAAATCAAATATACGCCCTATTAGTGATAATACTATCCGCTCGATGCTTAGAAGTCTAGGCTTTAATAATGAAATGGTAACTCCACACGGCTTTAGAGCCACGTTTAGTACGATCGCAAACGAAAACATAGATAAACACGGCTGCAATAGTGATGTTATTGAACTTTGCCTCGCTCACGTTGAAAGCAACAAGGTTAAAGATGCTTATAACCACGCCAAAAATTTAAAAGCTAGGGCTAGGCTTATGCAATGGTGGAGCGATTATTTAGATAGTTTGGGTGGCTTTGCCTGATTTGTATGCAGAAATAGAGTTTTGGGAATAATAAATTATCTTAGAGTTGATCTTGCTTGCTGTGATCTTGCCTGCTAGCACTAATCGCCTTAAACTGATAGGCGATGTTAGCCCCAACTCTTTCAAGGCTTCATCACGAGTAATAAATTTATCGCTCATTTCTTATCCTTTATGTAATCTTTTAAATCTCGTAGGGCACGCCGTAAAAAATGGACGTCGCATTTAAATAAAAGAGCTTGTATTTGCTCGACTAATTTAGATTTTTCATTGTGTGCCTCGCAAAACACCTCTAGGCTTGCAAGGGCTGCTAGGTGTTTTTCTTTTTCTGGGCTACTCATTTAGTTTTCCTCTCTTTTTCTAAACTAGGCTTACTTCTCCAAACCCACCATTCCATTCCGTCATACTCTTCACGTTCTAGCCAGTCATCAGTATCCTTAAATGTTATCCAGCCTTTCCAATACTGCGAGCCAAAGCCTCTGTCATAGTTAAAGGCTGTTAGTCTTGATGCTATCCCAATCTATGCTGTCTTTACCACTATACACAGGGATTTCAGATATGTCCCAATCTCCTATGCATCTTAGGTAGTATTCGTCTACTTCGTGATTGCCTATAAGGTTTAGTGTTTCTTGTTTAAAGTTAGCCATTATCTCTCTCCTCAAAATACCAACACACACTTTTATAAATGTTTTCCCAAAACTCCATAAAAGGTTCAGGTGCTTCTTTTATACGTCGCAATACTACTTTTGGCATACATATTGCAAGCAGTGGGATTAATAACCCGAAGTAAAGGGCAAACGATATAACGACAAGAGGACTGAGTATAATCAGAACCAACCATTTTTGAAGTGTTTTTACTTTACGCATCTAATAACTCCTTGTTCTCGTAAATGTTACCAACTACGACCCACTCACCAAGTTCGTTTAGAAAAAACTCTAGTCCTTCTCGTTTTCTATCAATAGGTCTAACTGCAAAACTCCCTATGTCAAAAAATATTTCACCCATTTCACCATATCGTGGATTTGGTAATTCTTCGCTAAGAGGAGCCTGCGGATAAAATCTGACTATATGCCCCTCATAAATTTTTTTGCCGTTTTGGTCTTTTAAGCCAGTGTATTGCATAAGCTCGACATCTCTTATTGGGGCTTCTATTTCGCCAAAACTACCAAAGCCCGCTAAAATGACGTATCCGCCTGAAAAACTTATCTCAAGGACCTCTCTCAAGATTTTCTTTTCCTTGTGCCACGCCATAAATTTAATCTCTCTCATTTACTATCCTTTAATTTTTTGTATGTTTCAAGTAGCCTTTCTCGCTCGTCTTGTTTGAGGTAAAAGTAATTGTAAAGCGAAAAATTTATCCAAGTTGGCTGGATGTCAAATTTTAAAAGTAATTTATTGAGACGCTGCAGATTTTTGTAGTCGTCTTTTTTAAATTCCCAATTGTGGCTCAAAAACCACTCTAAAAGCTCCATTAGTTTTTCTTTGTCTGTTTTTTGCCAAAACATATTAATCCTTTTAAATATTCTCAATATAAAAATAAGCCAGTGTTTGGCTATCCTCTGCCTCTTTACGGTATTTTGTATCACAGCTTTTATTTGATATGTAGGCGATTTTCTCTTTATTCGCCGCATAAAAATCAGCTAGTATCGGCGCTAGTCTTTGCCCTTTGCGCTCGTGTGGTGCTAACCTTAAATAAAGCAGATCGCAAGCTAATTGTGGGGCGGTCGTGCTAAAATCGTCTTTACGCATACGGGCTTTGTTATCTAGCGCGCTAATTTGGGTATCAATCCTTTTTCTAAATTCGCGGTAATACTCAACTATTGGTGTCATTGCCGCCAATAGCTCGTCGATAAATTTCGACGCTTTTTTATTTATGAAAAGCCCTAATTCCTCGGTGCTATCCATCTGCAAAAAACTATACGCCATTATAAAAATAGCGGCGTCTTTTAATTCAGCCGTTGTCATCGCTCGCTCCGTTTAGATTTTTGCCTTTTAATATTTGTAGTACCTCTTGCTTTGAAAATTTAGAGGCTGGGTTTAGCTCGATTCTACTAAGCCAGTAACGGTCTAGTTTTTCGCAGTAGTATTTCATCGCACTTTCAAAGTTTAACCGCTGTGGCAGTGGCACGCCTATCTTAAACGCGCCTTTTACTATCTTCATCTTATCTTTTGCACTCATAATCGCTTCGCCGTAAGTCACTATTTATTCCTTTCTTTATTGTGTTTTAAATTTTGTAGGATGCATAATTTGAGAGTAAAAAACACGCGATGAATTTACTCCGTTGGAGTTTTTAAAAAAACATTGTTTTTATATCTCGGTCGCCCTAGACCGAATAATCGGTCTCAAAAACTACCCATTTGCCGTCTTTGCGCTCATGGGCGATATACCCGTAATAGCTTCCCTCGCACATCCCGCCTCTTTGCCACACCAAGCAATCGTCTTGGCGCTCAAAAAGATACTCTTCGCCGAGCAAATCGCAGATATAAAATTCCTTGCCGTCTTTTTCAGTCTTCTCAAATTTTGCTAACCCATAATAAATAGCTTCCTCTCTATCTATCATATCCATCAAATCATCGATAGAGTATTCGCTCATACCACAATGACTTTTGAGTAGATCGCTAAAATTCTTTCTCGTTTTTCGTCTAATTTTTTCAGATATTCCAAAAAACATTATTTCCCTTTCCTCACTACGTCGCTATCGTTGTCTATCCAGTGTATGGTCGGCGCGCTTTTGTGTCTAGTATCGAAAATATACCAAGCATACACCATCATGCCTGTATCGTATTTGCCATCACTTCTAATCTCGCGAGATAACAAAGGGTAGCGCACAAATACGTAGATTTTTTCTAAAATCTCACGCGAATAAATCTCGTCTAGCCGCTCTTTGCCGTGCAGATAGTTTAGCGGCAGTAAAAAAGCAAATCTGGGCGCGACTTCGCAGGCTTTTAAAATGAATTCTTTGGCTAGACTAAACGGCGGGTTTGTGACGATCGCATCAAATTTACACGTTTCGGCTAGAAAATCCTTGCCGTCTAGTAACAAATCGTAAGCTGTAATGTCCTCGTAGCCCGCTTCTTTTAAAATCGCCGTTATCGCGCCTGCGCCGCAAGCAGGCTCTAGTATGCGCCCCTTAAATTTTTCAACCTCTAAGAGCCTCCGCGTGATGCTATACGGCGTTTGGTAGAAGTCGCTTTTTAATCGGCTTTTGTTGGTATTACCGCTAAAGTTTTTGCCCATAGTTAGTCCTTAGAATTTACTTATCAAACAAATTTTAATTAGCAAAAGCCCTAAATATCGGCTTTTGTATGGCTAGAATAAGCTTATATTAAGCCAACTATCAAACAACCGTCAAGCAATTAAAACGGTATCGTTTCGTCGTTGTCGTATTTGTCGGCGTCAATATCTACTTCAGGCACATCGTAGCTTTCAGGCTGTTTTTGCTGTTGCGGTCTCTTAGGCGCTACTTGCTGCGGGCGCTGATTTGAATATCCGCCCTGCTGATAGCCTTGATTGTTTTGTTTTGCGTCACCTAGCATTTCCATTACTTCCACAGCGACACTATGCTTACTTCTGTTTTGCCCGTTGCTATCCTGCCATTGGTCGAATTTTAATCGACCCTCGACTAAAAGCTTACTTCCCTTTTGTAGGTATTGGTTACTTACTTCCGCTTGTTTTCCGAAAAACGTGAGATCAATAAAGCACGTTTCTTCGCGCTTCTCGCCGTTTAGCGTGTATTTTCGGGTTACGGCTATGCCAGAGCTACCTATCGCCGCGCCGCCTTGAGTGTAGCGCAGCTCAATATCCCTTACTAATCTACCCAATAATATTACTTTATTCATTGGTTGCCCCCTAGGTTTTCCATTAGATTGTCAATACTGTTTGGATCGTTTAAATACGCAGTAGCATCATCAATACTTAGCCTCTCAACTAATTTTTCAGCCTCTGTTTCACTTGCACCTCGTTTAACTAGTTCACTTTGTAGTAGGTCGAGGGGCATTGGCTCAACTGTCAAATTTTCTTTTACAGTTGCGATTTTAACTTCAAGGGGCGCGGCTTCGATAAATTCGGCGTCGCCAACTGTCAATTTTTGGTTTACAGTTGAGCTGTTTAGTTTTTCCGAGCTACTTAAAAGCTCGTTTAGTCCAGCTTTTGGCGATGTTTTTGATTGTTCGTTAGGCTCAAATGTAACAATATCCTCCACTTCATCAGATGTTCTTAGTCCATATTTTACCTCTGGGAAAAATTCATTTATGAAAAAACTTTGTGCTCTATATTTCATCATTAGCTCTGGCATTGTCTGCCATTTTGAGCCATTTTTACTTAGCCAGCCCTCTCGCCTTGCCATTTCCATTGTTATGGTTGTGCCTTTTAATAATTGTCCAGTTTGGGCATCTATGGCTTCACAATGTGCACTATTGCCATCAGGGCTTACAATAGTTTGCAATCGCCCCTTTAAAAGTCCACTTGAGTTTAGCCTTGCAACTAGGAATTTCGTTTCAAAACTAGGTTTGCCGTGAATGATATAAATACTTTGTGCTACCTCTAAAGCGCCTATATTCATACGCTGAGCTAAATCAAGCACAATAATCGCCGTTCCGATATTTGCTGTTTCGTTACCCTTGCGTAAATGAGTTGGAAAAAAATCAGTAGCCACAAAAGCTTTGGCTTTCCTTTGTTCAAGCTCAAATTTCTTTACCTCAAGCTCCGTTTTTCTATCTTGGTATTCTTGTAGTTGGTTCATTTTTTATCCTTTCTTTATGAAATAATCGTCTCCGTCAGCATACGCCATAACTGCACCTATGGCTGTATAGCTCTTTTCTAACTCTTTTTGTATCTTTGCTAAATTTAATATGATCGTTTCGTCTTTGCTTTGTGAAAGCTTTTTGTATCTCTCTTTGTAGTAGTCACGCTCTGCCTTTATCTGTGCGTATATGGGATCGCTTGGGCGTGGGTTACTCGCCTTTTCTAGCTCGTGTCTTAAAACAACTATCTTGTCATTATGCTGTTTTAGCTGGCTTTTGTAGCCGTTTATCTCTCTTTTGTGGCGTTTTGCGTTGTCGATCAAGACAGCGTTAAGGTCGGCTACTTTGCTAACAAGGGATAAATTCTTTTGCCTGGTCTCTTTTGCAAGTGTTAGTTCGCTAAGTATTGTTTTTTCTAACTCTTGCTCCGCCCAAAGCCTAAAGTATTTAGCCTCTTTGCTGCGGATAAACATGCCAAGCTTGATGATGCCACGCAAAGTCCATTTTAAAACTTCTTGCTTGCCCCCGTTGGTATCAACTAGCTCATAAACAAAATGTACGCCATCGATAATTTCATCAGCGTGGCGTCGCTTGTGATTTGTAATTGCAGAAGTATCTACTCCGTAACGTTTAGCAACGTATTCGGTAGTAAAGGTTTGGAAATTTATAATTTCAACTTGTGTGTTAGGCTGTATAAGTAAATCCTGCATTTTATACTCCTATCGTATAAGATTTGCAGAATTATATATTATAAAAAGATGTTTGTCAAGAAGTTTTATATTTTTATCATATAATATATTAACTATTTTATATGATAGTTATATAAAAGGGGGTATAGCAAAATGTTACCCCCCTTGTTTAGCTTCGTCTATTAGGGCAAAACCTTGCTTAAATTTATCTAGCTGGCGTTTGGTTTTCTCGTGATTAATTAATAATTCCATAAATTTAACTGCCATATTTGACGGCTCAGCACCGCTACTCCAAGTTGCAGGCATATTTTGACTTACCCCCATCCTCTCCGCTAACTCTCTTTGAGTTATGCCTAGCTCTTTACATACACGTTTTACGATGTTTTGCTTCTCAAAATGCCACTTTACCACATAAAGCTCATCCCCGTTTTCGGTTTTAAGTGCTATATGCTTACCGCCGCTCTTAGACGGACTAATAGGTGACCCGTATAGTGCCGAAACCTTTTGCGTTAGCTCTTCCTCTATTTTTGTATAATTCGAGTACTTTGGCTCCGTATCTAACTTTATTTTATCGACATATTTGCCAGACACAATTACTACGTGGTCTATTTCGTTGTCATAATATATTTCTTTTTCTTCTGCCATTATAAGTCCTTGTTTAATTTAGTTTATTTTCTTTGTATATTTTTGTTTGTAAAATATAGAGTAACGAGAGATATAATCAAAAGTGGCAAAAACATCCACCAAGTAAGGTCAATTTTGTCTGTAGCAAAAAATGCAATACATATTATCCCGCAAAATATCTTTATTCCAAGTAGTAGATTACCTAAAGCATCTTGTTTTATGTTAATGGCGTTTGTTTGTGAAATAAACACATAACTTAACGCCAAAAATAATCCTTTAAAAAAAGAATGGTCGTCTTGAGGTGGCGTTACAAAATAGGGGATATTTACGATAAAATAAACGCTTAAAGGTAGATACGAAAAAAGAACTCTAGCGAAGAAATTAAACCAAATATCTTTTTTTTGAGCTTGTATTAGTTCTTTTTCTTTTATGGGTTCGGCATTTAGACTGATGTCTTTTAGTGCATCATCATTTTTCATTAGTAGATCATATTTATGATAAAATTATATCTATAGTAAGCGAATTCATAAGATACATTAAAATGCGCCATCAAATACTCTATGCTATATCCTTGCATAATAAAACTTCTCACTTCATCGTATGGCATAAGTAGCTCTGCTGCAAAAGCATTAGCTTCTTGTTCTTCGGCAGTTACTTGTGTATTTATAATAGGATTGTCTGAAAAGTTTATTCTAGGACGCTCTTTGTCTCTTGAGTGTAATATCCAGTGCCCTATTTCGTGAGCAATAGAAAAAAGCTTTCTTGTTATAGGCATATCATCGCGTCTAATATAGATCGTTTTTTGCATAGGGTTTAGTAAAGCCTCGTCTATTAGCCCGTCTTTATATTGCGCTGATAACCCTTGTTCGTTTAAAATAATAGCGAGATTTACGGGGCGCGATAGGTTAGCTTGGCTATTATTTAATAGGGTTTTCGCCTGCATAGTAGCATTGTCATAATTTGCCATCATCTCTCACTCCTTAATCTACTCCAGAGCGCATTATACCAAAAAACTACTTTGGCTTTAGATAATCATCAAATCTACGCTATCTGCTCGTAAAATTTCCACGTCGGCAAGCTCAAAGTTTGCACCGCATTTATCTTATCGCCCTCTTTTTTCGCATAGCCCCACCACTCGTCACGCTCGCGGCAAAACTTGTAAAGCTCTAGCAATTCAAGATATGTTTTGCGCCCTTGCTCTATCGCTGCAGCGTCAAGCTCATAAAAGCCTACAAAATAAGGGGCTTTCGTTTCAACGGCGATAAACAAGAAATAATTTACTTCTTTGCCTAAGCTTCTTAAAATATCGCTGTAAAACGCCGCTTGTATGTGATAGTTGAAACTAGCGACCGATCTAGCAAAGCCAGTAGCCGAAGCGTCTGAGGTTGTTTTTAGATCGATCACTGCACCCATTTTTTCATTATAAAAATCAGGGCGACATTTGACCGCTACGCCCTCTATCTCACTAAAATAGCTTTGTTCGGCTAATCCGTCTTTTAAAAAAATGGCTGTCTCACGCATAGAATTAACAGCGTTTGTTATCTCTACGGCTGTGTCAAAAGTATCAATATCAAGTGAGGTTTTATCGCCTAAATTTTCTAAGAAGTCGTTATAAATTGCTTTGCCCTCTTTGGTGCGTTTATCTACTTCAGGCTCTACGCTAAACTCATTTGAAAAATCTTTAGGCTCTAACACTAGCTTATGCACGGCAGAGCCTAAAAGCAAAGCTTTTGTAGGCTCACTTTTAAGCTCATTTTTCATTTTTAAGTGAAGTGGGCTGCGTGCTAGTAGGTCGAGGTCACTCTTTGATATTTCAGGGCGTGCGTGGTATTGTTTATTTGTTAGCATTGTTAAGTCCTTTTATAATCTCTAAAAATTCGCCTATTGTCATATTTGGCTCGCCATAAAACTCAACAAGCCTCTTTAGTGTGGAGTATCGCATCTCTTTCAGCCTCCTCTCGTAGTTTTTTAAGTGTTTGCTTATAAGTAGTCGTATAGCCCAAAAAGGCCTCATTACTTAGACCAACTTCAACGCATAGCACATAGACCAAAGCAGCATAAGCGAAAAAGTCTTGGCTACATCTTTCTATTAATAAGTCGATTATCGCTCCAGTATTCTCAAAAAGAGCGTTTTTAAATACATCATCATAGTGGTTATACACCGCCAAAATATCACTTATTAGCTCGTCGTATTCTTGCTCGAAATTTATATTTTTTACGTCGCTTTCAGCACGCATTAGGTCATGGCTCAAACTCATTTCTAACTCCTTTTGATATTTAAATAGGCGATGTTTTTGATCTCACCGCCGTTGCTAAAAAGCACCCTAAAAAACTTGATTAGCTTTTTCATCTCTAGCTCCTTTTTCTAATAGAAACCTTGCTCTCCACCGCTAGCTAGATGTTAGAAATCAATTTATACTTAAAGGAAAAATTTGTATATGAAAAATATTAGTGGGCTTTCGCCTACCCTAAGCAAGCAAGGCTTTTATTAGAAAAAGTGGTGTTTTTCGTTTTATTAATAACCCTGTGAAAAACTATCCTAAATCAGGGCTGGTGCTGAGTGATAGATTTTCGCCCTATCACTGACGCTTCAGATTTAAACGTGATTAACCTGCAACTCGCAGGAGGCTCACTCTGTCAAGCTTTGCTTTGAAGCCTACAAAACGTTTTTTTGTTTTGATGAGAGAATGATACAATACGTGTCCTTATTGTTTCCTTAAAAATGATACATTATGTGTCAAAAGAGATACGGTAATAAAAATATTTCTATGGTATAATTTTAAAAATCGTTTTAAAAGGCGTAAAATGGAATTTAAAGACCAAATAAAGGCCATCGCGAGCAAGATAGAGGATGTAAAAGGCAAAATCCATACAGAGGAGGCTACAAAAAATGCCCTCATTATGCCATTTATCCAAGCTTTGGGTTATGATGTATTTGACCCGAATGAGGTGGTGCCGGAATTCACGGCAGATTTAGGCATAAAACAAGGTGAAAAAATAGATTACGCCATTTTTAAAGACGGAGCGCCGATAATTCTGGTGGAGTGCAAAAAGGCTAACGCTGATCTAAACGTTAATAATGAATCGCAGCTCTTTAGATATTTTCATACGGCATCGGCAAAATTTGCAATACTCACAAACGGTATTATTTACAAATTTTATACCGATCTTGACGAGAAAAACAAAATGGACACTACGCCATTTTTGAGCTTTAATATCCTAAAAATCAAAGATAATCAAATAACCGAGCTCGCAAAATTCCAAAAAGAAGCTTTTAACTCCGATGAAATTTTTAGTGTCGCAAACGTCTTAAGATTTTCAACAGAATTTAAGCGCGTGATAAATGCTGAAATGTCGGAGCCAAGCAAAGAATTCATCAAGTTTTTTATCAAAAAAGTATATACGGGTGTCGTAACGGATCGTATAATAGATCAGTTTGCGGGGGCGATAAAAAACACAATTGCGCAATACATAACCGACAGCGTAAATGAGCGGTTAGATGCTGCCAAAATAGACAAAAGCGGGGATAAGCAAGGATTAGAAGTAGGCGATGACCTAAAAATGCCTAAAATCATAACGACTGACGAGGAAATAGAAGCGTTCCATATCGTCCGCGCCATTTTGTGCCAGTCGGTACCGCTAGAGCGCGTAAATTATCGCGATGCGCAATCGTATTTTGCTGTGCTGTTTGACGACAATAATCGTAAAACTATTTGTAGGCTTTATTTATCTGGTAGCAAAAAATACATCGGCATAGTAGATAAAAAGAAAAATGAGGACAAAATTTTAATCAATAGTATTGATGATATTTACAAAAACGGCGAAAAGTTGATTAGCATCGCAAGCTTTTATAACTCTGAGAAATAATTTATCTTTTTCTCCACTCCCATGGCGGAGTAGGATCATTACTCTGCCAAAGTCCTAGCTTGTTTTTACGAGCCAATCTTTCGTGATCTACATATATTCTCGAGTATTTTACATAAGCCCAAGCATAGCCATTTAGCACCATTTGAGCGTTTATATCTTGCCCTTTGTAGTGGATAATGCCTAGCGTGCGTTTATATCTATCTTTGCCTTTTGGCTCTACTTCTACAACTTGCCCTGCGATCAGGCTGGCTAAAAATTGTTTTGATTTTTGCCCGTAGTCTTGCTTTTTCTCAGGTGCGTCAATGCCATATAGTCTGACCTTTGTTTGCTCTGTGTCACTTAGCACGACGATAGTATCGCCGTCAGATATTTTTATGACTTTGGCTGAAAAGGCAAAGAGAGATAGTGGCAAGAGCAAGATAAGTGTTAAAATTTTTGTTCTCATTTTTTTACAACCTTTAAATAATTAATGCCAAAATAATATCAAAAATTATGTTTTAATTAATTTTGAACTGCTATAATTATGCATAGATAACTCGTGAAGGGTAAAAACTGTGGTCTTGATAACAAGGTAGGCGTTGAGCTTAGTATTCCGCATGTTCCTGGGGTTATCTATTTTTTTGGAGCTTGCGTGAGAACATCTATAATTTTCTTAAAAAATCATTTATCCTGTTATTAACAACTTCTTTGTGGTTTTTTATATCCTTTGGCGCATTTAGCATTTGTCCAAAAAAATCTTCTGCCTCTAGTTGCAGGTCAGACAGCTCTTCCTGTTGAGATTTGCTTAGATATTTTGTTTTTTCTTTTTCCCATACTTGATACATTGTGTATTTGTGTATATTATTTATAAAAATACCCTTACTAATGTCGGTTTGACATTTTTGTATATCAAGTTCCGCAAAAAGAGATCTTAAATTAATAAGATTTTCTGTGAGCCTTTTTATAAAGGTATCTTGTTTTTGACTAGCATTATGCTTCCATCCAAGATATAAAGCAAATCCCGCAATAAGAGTATTTATAATATCCCATATAGTTTCCAGATTCATTGCTTGTGTTTATCCAATGCTTCGCTAACTCTTTTCATCATCTCTTTGTATGTTATCTCGCCCTTTGCGGTAGTTTTATCAAAGTCAATATGTTGCTTAAATTTTTCAAGCCCATATTTTACGGCTATTGCGCCAAAAGCCTCACTTAAAAAAGATGAGCCCAAATTGCTTTCTATATCTCTAACATCAATTATTATTTTTTCATTATTTTCAAATAATTTTTCTAATATGTTTTCTCTAAAGTCTTCCCCAGAAATGCCGGGCGTCATACTTCTAAATCTTAAGCCTGGATTAGGGGTAAATTCTTTTGCAAAATTATATGGCTTGCACACAATTGTATTTCCCATTTAATTTCCTTTCATTTTACTTTTTGTAGTTTCCATTTTATAAGCATACCGTCTATATTGCCGCTTAATGTAGTTTTTTCTTCTTTCTCTTCTTTTTTAGCGTTATTGTAACAAAATTTATATTTACCTTTGCCCGATACTACAACCAATTCGCAATCATAGCCGCATTCGATAGCAAAATTTTTAAACCTCTTAAAGCCTTTGTTTCTATCTCTCGGTTCTAGTTTTTTATTGTATTTTGGTATTTCACCGTCTATCGCCATTTTTATTAAGCTTGCATCGTCGGAGTTTTTAATACAAGACATTATTTTATTGATTGATATTTGAACAAACTCGCTAGCCTTATTTTTTAAGCCATCAGCTTCTTTTTTGTGTAGATTGTTATTGATCGATTCTCTTATGCCTACCCCATAATCGTAACAAATAATTTCTAAAATTTGCTTAGTCTTGTCATAATGCCCGCAGGTCCACCATCTACCATTTTCTTTGTCCGGTTTATTGAAATTGTTAGGATATGCATGTTCCAATGAATTAGCCATTGCCTCTTTTAGTATATCATCAAAATTATATTCTATTTCATACCTATTAGCAAAAAATGCCGTATGCCCTCGTATAAATTGTTTTATATCATTTAATAGACTAATGCCTGCGTCAGTTGAGGATTGTATGTTTAAAAAGTATGATCCGTCTGCTGTTTTACTTATCTTGTAGGGCATATGGTTGATACCGAAATATTTCCAATAGCCTATTTTGTAAAAAAGATATTTTAGTTTTTCATTGTCGGCATCTATACCTAGATCGCTACGATACTTTAACCCCGCCTGCCTAGAGGCTTTTAATACTTTATTTATTCTGCTTATTTGCCCCACCAAATACAGTAACGCTCCAATGGATATATCATTTATTCTACTGTGGTTTAGTAAAATTTTGTGGTTACGACTTATTTTTAAATATTTGTCTATGTCTGAGGCTATATTTAAAATACTATCAATGTCTTTTGCAAGATTTAAATGATTAGAAAAACAAATTTCTTTTGCTTCGTGTATTATATGTTTTTTCCTTTTTCTTCTGCCATGTATATTTTTAAATAATTTTCTTATTTTTCTTTTAATGTTTTTTACATAAGATTTAGAGCTTATTTTGCTATTTTTAATTTTTATCTTCATATTTTATTCCTATTTCGTAGCCAGCTATTACTATTAGTTTTGGGGCTATTTTTCTAAAACCTCTTTGAATTTATGGAGTAACTACCGACTACGCGTTTACTTTATCCCATAATCCTCAAACGTTAGTCCTTTATATACTTCGCAATGGACTTTTATGAAAAAAGCTTAATTTTTAGATTAAATTTGGCACGAACTACGCCAACAATAATGAGGCTATCAACCTCGTCACCCTCTAGCTCAATATCAGGATAAAAACTATTCATTGAACTTAGCTTTATATATTTTTTTGGTGGCTTCTTGAAAAATTTTTTGACGTAAATATCGCCGTTATAGTTTGCTATTACTACATCCCCATTTTTTGGTTCTGCTTCGCGCTCTATGACTACCCTTTCCCCATCACTCACAAAAGGCTCCATGCTATCGCCACGCACCTTGATTACATCAATATTGCCATAGTGAGGAATAGATAAGACATTTTCTAAAAATTCAGGACTTACATCTACTTGCAATGGCTTTATTTCTGCATTAACTACGCCGTAGCCAGCAGAAGCTTCAACGTCTTCATAATAGTTAATCGTAATTAAATTTTTAATTCTTTTAAGTTGCCATTTTTTATTTTTAATATCATCAGAAAAAAGCTCTGCTATTTCGTGGTCTTCCAAAAAAGTATCATCCAGTAGCTTATCAACTGGAACTCCCATGCGATCAGATAGAGCATTATACTGAGCTGCGTCTTTTGGACTTCTTATACCGTTGCTCCAATTAGTTACAGCTGCTCTAGTTACACCTAACTCCTCGGCAATATTTTTTGCCGTGTCACCACTTTTATTCAAATAGTATTTGAGTATTTCAGCCAACGCCATAACGTCTCCTTTTCGATACTGTTTGTATCATTATACAAGAAATAAAAACACGTTTGGTTTCTTTTTAAGAAAAATATAAAGACACGTATTGTATCATTGACGTATGAAAAATTTAAGAGAAACTATTAGAAAAAAACTATTGAAAGAGTATGGCGAAACGTCAATGCCTAGAAGCGTTATGAATGGCAACAGAAAGCCAAACCCAAATTTTAGAAATCGTAATAGGCGGATTGTCCCATTTAAGAAATGGGGTAAAGAATTCCCTAAATGGCTATCCGAACAAGAAGCCAAGCAAAAACAAGAGGAGGCTAAAAATGGTAGCGAATAACAGCCTAGAGGCATATAACAAACTAAAGCCTGAGCTAAGCGGCAAACGTAGAGCCGTATATGAGATGTTTTGCCAGCACAAAGAGGGTGCGACAAGGCAAGAGATAGCACGCTGGTACAACGTGGCAATAAACAGCGTCTGTGGGCGTGTAAATGAGCTAGTAGAGCGTGGCTATCTAATCGAGATCGGATCAAAAAAAGACTCAATAAGCGGATGTAGCACGTCAATACTAAAGCCCACCGAAAGGATAGCGTGATGCCTAGCATAGAGCTTGTGATCACATCGTTTGTAGCTGGCGTCATATTATTTGAGTTGATAAATTACTTCAACTTTAGGATATGAAAATATGAATTTAAGCGACTTTAGTAAAGAGCAAATTTTAAGAGAACGTAGGCGACTATCGGACATGAAGAAGCGTTGCAACGATCCTAAAAACAAAGATTATAAATTTTATGGTGCTAGAGGTATAAAAGTTTGTGATGAGTGGATGAAAAACCCAACTAGCTTTTATCTTTTCGCGCTTAAAGAAAACAAAGGGCAGGAGGGGCTTACGATAGATCGCATAGATCCAGACGGAGATTACGAACCCTCAAATGTGCGTTTTGTGTCGCGCCACAAGAACTGCGTAGGAAATTTTGTAGGCAAGCAAGGAAAAGACACGCCTAATTTTCGCATTTATGCCAAACATGGTGGGCTTTACGAAAACCAATACGAAGAGAAACACTTTAAAGACGTAGGTCACCACTTTTGTAATAGACGTCGACATGGGGGCTGGAGCTTGTATGAAAGCTTGAATGTCCCAGCAGGACAAAGGCGGGATATGTTTTGGTACAAGATAGAAAAGCAAAAAACCGAGTTTTTTAACGAGATATTTCTAAATTTAAAAGATCAACTAGCTATTTACCCTGAACTAGGTAGCCCAAGAGCTTGTCCTAAGTGCAAAGAGGAGTTAATGTTTTTAAAAATGGATTATCCAGTGAGAATGGAGTGTACTTGCGGCTATCGTTTAAACTTACAAACGGTTAAGGCTAAATTTAGTGCTAGGCACGTGTCTAGAGTATGTAAGGTAAAAATCAATGCGATACTAAAAAAGAGTAAAAACGAACCTAGAGCCGAATACATAAGCAGTCTAGGAGCCCTAGGCGGTATAGAAATTTAAAAAAGGTGGTGAGATGAGCATAAGAATAATGAGCCAAGTTTGGAATATGGAAATCGATGACAGCACTGCAAAACTAACGCTTATGGCACTAGCTGACTTTTCAGATGATGAGGGGTATTGCTACCCTAGCTATGAAGTTTTAGCTAAAAAAATATCAAAATCAAAAAGAACAGCAATAAGAGCAGTTGAAAAGCTAACCGAGCTTGGATTTTTACAAAAAGAAAAAAGAGAATTAAAAGACGGAACAAGTAGTGCAAACCTATACAAAATTTTAAGTGAAAATGAGAGGGTGACACAGACGCACCCTAGGGTGACAAACGAAAAAGAGAGGGTGACAAGTATGACACTACCTAGTGACATAGATGACACCCCTAGGGTGACAAGTATGACACCGTGTAGTGACAAGGGTGTCACCCCTATTAATATAACCACCAATAGAACCGTCAATTAACCCCCTACCCCCTAAGGGCATTTCGCTACCTGACTTCATCGATCCTACTCTTTGGCAAGATTATCTAGCCTACAAGAAAGAGCGCAAAGAAAAATTGACGCAGAAGGGTATCGAGATGAAATTTAGCGAGTGGGCTAAGTGGGCAAGCGAGGGTATAGACGTCAATGCCTGCATACGAGAAGCGATGGCGAACGAGTGGCAAGGGGTGTTTAAGCCTAAGCCCAACAAAAACGGCGGCTGGCGAAACGTGCCGAATAATGCCGCAACAAATCCACACGGACTAAATCAAGGCACGCTCAACACAATGCGAGCTTTTAGAGAATTTGAGGCCCAGCTAATAGCTAGCGGTCAAGGTCACAGAGTAGGAGGAAATTATGACGACAAATGAGTTTTATGACGTATTTATGCCGATAGTCGAATACTACAAGGCTGATCTTAGCCCGGCGGTTATCGCACTTTATTTCGAGGACTTAATGGACTACGAGGCGAGCGAATTAGCCGCAGCGCTAAAACTAGTTAGGCAAACGCGAAAATATCCTACGATGCCTACGTCTGCGGAAATTTTAGAAGCGCTTAATGGAGACGAGGGCGAAAAAGCACAAAAAGCGTTAGACGAGCTGGTTTACGCGATAGGACGCTACGGACCTTATCGCAGCGTGTGTTTTAAAGACGGCGCGATAATGTCGGTAGTACGCGCTAGGGGCGGTTGGGTAAAGGTTTGCAACCTAGAAGGGCAAGACTGGGAGAATTTTAAAAAGTGGGACTTTGCCAAGCTTTATAAGACCTACGCGAAAACCCCTCAAATTTGTCCCGATTATCTAATCGGAGAGAGCGAGGCAAATAACGGCTTTAACGGTGTAGGTGGAAACGAGCCAGTATATTTTATCGGCGGGGCTAACGACGGTAAATTTATGGGCGCGGCTAAATTTAAAGCCTTAACGGCACAAAAATCACCCGCTAAGGCGATAGTAACGGACGTGATAAAAAGGATTGGCGCGTAAGATGAAAGCCGTATATATCACGATAACAGAAGCCGGAGCTAGCATAATCGCAAAGGTAGCAGACGAAAACAAAAAGATACTTGATAGCTTTGAGGTAAGTCGTAAGGACGCAAGCGGAGTGCTTGAAATAATGAGAAAGTGGAACGAGAAGCACAAGGACGAGGGAACAAGGGGGCTGTTTTGACAAATACGTTTAACTCTGCTCCTTTGCCTTTTCAAGGGCAAAAAAGAAACTTTATTAAGCAATTTAGGGAGCTAATAAAAGACGAATTTAGAGCACACCGAAATGGAATTTTTATCGACGCCTTTGGTGACTCTGGACTACTTAGCCAAAACATAAAACAAATTTATCCTAACGCAAGGGTGATTTACAATGACTACGATAATTACAGCGAAAGGCTGGCAAACATAGAGGCAACAAATGAGATTTTACGATCTATAGAGCCTATCACAAAAAAATATAAAAAAAATGACCAAGCAAGTGAAGAAGATAGAGAACAAATCATAAAAATCATAGATGAGTATATAAAAAGAGGATATTTTATCGACTGGCTAACGCTGAGCTCAAGGCTTCTTTTTGGAGGTAAATACTGCCACAATGAGGCTGAGTTTAAAAAAGAAAAAACGTTTTTTATAGTCAGCCCAAATGCGCCTTTATATCAAGCAAATGGCTATTTAAAAGGCGTTGAGATAGTTCGCAAAGACGCAATGGAGTTGATAAAAGAATTTGAAAAAGAAGACGTTGTATTAATCTTAGACCCACCATATTTGCAAACAAGCAAAGCAGGTTATAAATGCTTTTGGGGGCTAAGAGATTTTTTAAAGTTAATTAGGCTAGTAAGAGAGCCTTTTATATTTTTCTCAAGTGAGAATAGTGACATTTTGCCATACATAGACGACTGTGTAGAGTGTGGCGATGAAGTTTTTAAAGGATATAGTCTAAAACAAGCAATTTTAAATAATGGGCAAGCAAAGACTGATTATATGATTTATAAAAGCGGAGCAAGGAGTTTGTTTTGATGATACCAAAATACGAAAACACCCTAGCATATGCGAAAGCTACGGGGCAAGTACCGCTAGAGGATCACGAAATGATGTATTTTGCCAACTGGCTACGAGTAAATAAAATCCCCTTTACACACGTAGCAAACGAAAGAGTAGCCAGCGTGCAATACAAAAAGAAACTAAAAGCTATGGGGACTAGCGCAGGCTTTCCCGATATGCTCGTATTTTTGCCCAGCAAGATCGTATTTGTCGAGATGAAACGAGCAAAAAAGAGCCTAAGCAGAGTATCGGACGAGCAAGAGGATTGGGTAGATACTATCAACTGCTACGGATATGCAAAGGCGAAAGTTTGCTATGGCTCGGGCGAGGCGATAGATTTTATCAAAAGCGAGCAAGGGAGAACGCGCTGATTGAAATACGACGTCGATAAATTTTATGCGTTATCGGAGTTTTTTAATGACGACTTCCGTCTTATGGCGTGCGTAATATCGCTAAAGATCGGCATCGAGCCGAAGCGCGCATATAAAGACCTAGAATTTGGCAGGTATAAGCCCGAATATCTTGACGCGTTGGAGGGCGTGCGGGCGGATTTTAAGGCCGATCCGATGAAACCATATAAAGAAGCCGTATTAGCTACAATCCCT